TAACAAGCGCAATGCCCGCACCATTAGTGCTTATTGTTAAATCTGCAGCTGATCCTTGTATCTTCTGTGAGTTACGACCTACTGTACAATTGTTTGTACCAAAAGTTCCTTCTGCGTCAATGATTTTTACTTGATTACCAATTGAAGGAGAAGAAGGTAAGGTTATTGTTACTGCACCGCCAGATGTATCAACAAAAAGGTTGTCACCATCTGATGCTGTGTAGTTACCAGTTTTAATTACCCAAGCTTCACCTAAACCAGCAAGAGAAAAAATATCATACCAGTTAGTACCATCAGTAGCAACCATTCTGTATTTACCATTTGTAATAGTAACAGTGTTTCCTGAAGCACCTAGTCTAGCAGAAATATCTGCACCACCAGAAATGTTATTGTAAATACCATAAGTTTTTTGTGTAGCTGGAAATTGTAAAGTATGTGTAGTAGAAACTGTTCCTGTAAGAATTAATTGATTTTGTCTAGCTTCATTGTTTGCTTGAGTTTGAGGACCATCGCCGTTTGTTAGCGTAGTTGAAGTCCCAGTAGTAATTGCTTTAGAATAAACACCAGCAATAGCGAATTCAAAAACTTGAGAGAAATTGTTATTCGTAATAGTACCCCAAGTACCTGAATTTTCCCCTGATGTTTGTAGCTCTATTCGTAAGCCAGTTGAATAAGTTGAACTCATTTAATCTCCTAATAAAGTTTTAGTTATTATTTGAAAGTTTGTCAAAACTTTTTTATGCAGCTTGATGAACTTCTGTCCAACTTATGGCTGAGTTAGAGTCGTCTACAGCGGACCAGAAAGTCCCTTGTAAATTACCTACACTACTTGTAGCAGAAACTCCAGTTGGTGTAAAGCTTACATCCGTACGAATTTGTGTGATTCCTGTACTTGATGTTAAGGAAACGCTAGGAGCTTCATAGCTTGTTTCTTGGGTTTCATCTCCCAAAGAAAGTGTCGTTCCAAGACCAGTAACAAATACTGATGTAAGCACAGTTCCTGTTGTAGAGGTCATTGCATTACCTGATGGGAAAGCTGTCTTACCAATTGAAACTGATACAGTTCCTGTAAGAGCATCCATTTCTGGTTCACTTGCAGCGACAACAGTTACTTGTGAGTCACCTGATATTGAGAAAGTTCCTATTGATGAGGTTGTTGAAACTCCAGTTACAGATATGTTTTGATCTGTTGCTACTGTCTCTGTTCCTAAAGAAACACTAAGTGCTTGACCTGTAAGAGCAAATGAACCACCTACAGCATTCCATTGTTGATCGCCCCATCCAATAGAACTACCTGTATTTACATCTGTATCACGGTTCCAACCAGTTGTAGATGTTACTGATTGTGATTCATCTCCAATAGAAGAAGTAAGAGAATTACCAGTTACAGATATGTTTTGATCTGTTGCTACTGTCTCTGTCCCAATAGTAAATGTAAGAGAGTTCCCTGAAGGATTTACCTGAGCAATACCGACAGCAGTAAGAGTTCCAGCAGTTGATGTTAAACCAATGCCAGTTACAGATATGATCTGATCAGTCGCAACTGTCTCAGTTCCCAGAGATGACGTGAGGCCATTACCTGTAACAGAAACAGGTGCCTGTTGGTTCCACGCACCACTGTTCCAAGTTTGTCGGCCCCATCCTTGGATAGAGGCCATGTTTTATCTCCTATGCGATTCTTAGAATTGCAGCAGTTGCTTCAGCAGCAGGAAACGTAATTGTAAATGTTCCTGAAGTTGAAGATTTAACAGCACCAAAATCTAATACACAAACAGATGCATTGGTAGTTAAACCAGATACAGTTGAACTATTATAAATAACAGCAGCTTGTGCTGAAATAGTTGCACTTGTAAATGATATATCACTAAAATCACAAACAGCAGTGTCTGTAGATAGAGCAGGAGTAACAGATGTTAGCGCCCCTCCACCTTCTGCGTAAGTGCCTGATGCACCCACTTCGTCAGTTTGTTGAAATGCAGTTGTTGATTTACTTAATGTTGCTTCGTTGTCATATAACGCTAGTTTAAAAGTGTTCCCCGTCGTAGCCGTAAAATTGTGTAGGCCTTTCAGGATCTCCACTTTAAAACTGTTACATACAGCTTGAGTAATTGCCATAATAATCTCCTATGGGTTCAGGCTTGTACGTGTATGCGAGCTCTACAGTTAATGCAGCGTTCGGGGTTGGCGCTAGATAGTGTGTATCTTGGTCCCAGTCAGCATAATATTTAGGCGTTCCAGCACCTGCAGATGTTCTATCTGGTGCGTATTCATTCATAAACGAAATATCTTTTTGTATCAAGAAAGTTCTGTCATCAGAAGCATCTATTAATTGAATATATCTTGTTGCTTCCCAATCGGCAGGAAGTGGTAAAAAAGCATTATTAACTGTCAGCGTGGCTGTATCATATTTTCTATAATAATTTAAATCTACTGTTCTTCTTATCTTATCTTCAACTGATTCTATAAAAGGTTGAATAACAGTGTTGGAGAGCACATTGGTGCTCGTTTCAGTATAAGCTCTTACATTATCAGTTAAATCAGAGTAATCGGTCATG